CCCATTGCACAGACCTCATAGTATCTATTGCATCATTAATTATATCTATGTTAATTATTATTTTTCCCTCTGCATATGAATCATAATATGTATTTAATGAATCAATAGTCTCTTCTAATGCGTTTAACATTTCTTTCTTTTCCATACTATTCTTCCTTTATTTTTAGTGCTTTATTTATTTCATTATGAATTATATCTTGAAGCTCAAATTCACCTTCAACTTGTTTTATTAAATTATAAAAATACAACTTATCTACACATCTTATTGCTATATCTCTTGTATTATCGTTATTTAAGCCTCTTAATTCATCATATAGCCCTATAAACTCATCTAAAAGCTTGAGAAATTCATCTTGTTCACCTGTAAGTATATTTTCAATTTTATTCATTTTTAGGGTTATTTGTGCGACTCTTTTCTTTTCCATATTATTTGCCTACCTCTCTGTATTTATCTAACTCTTTATCATTATTGTATAGAGTAAGGTATTGACTACTTTTTGGTAACATCATTTCATCACCTCGTAATGTACCATAAATATCGTGATTCCAGACTCCAACTACTTGTATCTCTTTTAAATCAAAAACATTGCCTTTTTCGTATGATTGTGTGAATCCTAATAGTGCTTGTACACCTTCTAATTTGTGTGTAGCTACATATTCAGTAAATATCCAATCAAGTAAATCTTTTTCAGACATTTCTTCCATATGTTTATTTTTAGTAAGATATTTTTCTAATCCCTCACTAAATTCTTTTCTTAACTGCTTTACATCTGTTGTGTAAACTATTGTGTCTTGCTCTATTTTCTTTTCCATTTTTTTCCTTTATCTTTGCGGTTTGTCTCATCAGTAATACAGATAACCACTCTGTACTATATACCCACAATTTAGATTGTAGGTATTTCGACATTATTTTATGTTTTTAAGGACTTTTTCTAATCTCCTTAAGTCTTCTATGCTTAGATTATTTATAGCCTCAAAATTGATAGCTTTTTCAAATCCAAATACATCTTTTTTTGTTTCTTTCTTTTTCAATTTATACCTCGCTCTTATACAAATGTGTCTATTAACTCTTTTTCGTGTCTTTTAACTATTTCATATCTTACTTTATTTCCTACGTTGATATGCTTATCTATGTCTATTAATTTTAAAAGAATTAATTCTAAATCCCATTTGCTTAACTGTTCCATTCTTTCTTCTATTGTTATTTGATATTTCTTTTTTATTCCCATATTAATACAAAAAAAACCCGCACAAATTAATGTACGGGCTTTTAGTCCTCTCTATTTATTTAGTTATTCATTGGGTTGTTATTTTCATCATAACAACTTGTTTCTGTTTCTTCTGCTTCTTCTACTTTTTTGTTATTTTCAGATATTGTTTTATCAATGTTACGCATAAATTGTTGTGCTTCTTCAATATAGTCGCTTGAATATCCTGCACTATCACCTGCGTTCTCTGCTTCACATCTTGCGTTGTCTGCGTACATACTTGCGTCTTGTACTGAATTAAGTGCACTATCTAAAGCTTTCCTGAGCTTTTCAATATCTTCTTCAATATCAAATGCAAATCTGCCTTTATCTAAATCAGTAACTACTTGTACAAGGTTTATTCTTTCAGTCTCTAATTGTTCACATAATGTGTCAATCATTTTACTGTCATCTATTAGGCCTTGTACGCACTGTCTTACTATTTTATTTTCCATTTTTTCTCGCTTTCTGTTTTTTTATTTTTCAAATAATTGTGTCCCGAAAGACATATAAATATATATTGATTATACATAATAAACAACATAAATATATTTATGTAAATATATAAAAATGTATTATATTATTAGTGCGAACAAAAAACAATAAATAATATGGAGAAAAAAAATGAATAAAAGAAAATTACAAACAGTTATAAATCTAATTAATGCCCGCATAGATAAGCACGAAAAAGAAGCCCGCAATATATGCAAACATACTGACGGGATAACAGAAAGTGATGATTATGAAGTGCACGAATTAGAGGTTATGATTTACGAAGCAAAGGAAATAATAAAAGAAGTTAAAATGTTACAAGGAGATAAAAAAATGAATAATATAATAAAAGGAATAAAACTAATAATAAGTGGACTATTTAGTCCATTTAAAATAATAACAGAGTTAAAAGAAGAAGATAAAAGACTCAAACGTGATATGATAGCTTTGAACAAATATCTATATCAAGCAATTGATGATTTACAAGAAGATATAAATGATAAATCTTCACGCATCACAGAAACCGCTAATGATTTAGTTGATTTAATTGTTAAGGTGGATAAGATTGATAAATGCGTGGGTCAAATGGACAATTATCACAGAGAGGTATTTGAAACTCATTTATCTAAGATTGCAGAAAATAGAGATAATGTCTCTGATTTGAAAGATAGAATTAATGATGTTGACGTTAAATTTGAGAGGTTAACAAAACATTATAAAGAAATTGGAGATAAAAGCAAAAAAGAAATATACAGAGTAGAAGATAGAGTTGTAAATTTAATTAAAGGGCTTGAGTTAAGAGTTGCAGAGCTTGAACGTAATCAGAATAAATTATAAATAAAGGAGATTATAAAAATGTATGAAGATGAAGCAGGTATTATATTATGTCACTATTGCGAAGAATCCGCAGAGATTGAAATAGTAGGCATATCTGATATGTATCTATGCAGTAGCGCAGAATGTGCGCAGTCGTGTTTATATTATAATATCGGTGAACAGTCAATAGAATATTAATTGATAACTTATAAATAAAGAGTATAACAGAAAGAGAGTATATAAAATGATAGGAACACATAGAACAACAACAAGTAATGTACCATTAAATAATGAACAGTCAAGATTGATTGTAACATTTCATAATACCGCAGTGGTACAAGTAGTAAATAATAGATATGTAATATTAAACAGTGGCGGTTGGTTAACACCTACAACCAAGAGACGTATGAATCAAGCCTCAGACGTTTACAGATTAAACTATTTAGTATATCAGAAGAATCATATTTGGTATGTCAAGACACCAAGCACGACCGCAGAGTTTGCAGATTATATAGTAATTGATAAACTGAGCGGTGATATACTACCAAGTCTTCCATAGTTCGCACTATACTAAGCCCGCAATAACCCCACAAAAAAAGCCCCGACTGATTAAAAGGTTGGGGCTTATCTTTTACTGTAAATATCTAAAAAAATGCTATTTATTATAATGAATTTCAAATAAAATCTAAATTTTCAACTAAAAGAGGGAGGGTAGGCAGGCACGTGATAGGGGGGGTATGGCCACAAGAAACACTCACACACATTCTAATACTATTTTTAAAACTTTCCTTTTATTTTATAATTATTATACTAAATATAGCTGTTTTGGTGAGTTTTGGGTAGAGACTATCTAATCCCCCTATTATAAATAAAGAGATTAGCCTCTAATTCCCATATAGCTGTTTCGGAGCCTGTTTATTATGGTAGGGTAATCTTTTCTGTTACTAGCTCAATTACCTTCGACTTGCTTTTGACTGTGTAACTAATCCCCTTCTAGTAGTCAATTACTTCCACTATATGCTAGAAGCGTCTAGCCAACCCATATAGCGCACTAATATTAATACAAATAAATATTCTATGCAATAATTATTAATTAGATGTATATTATTTTAATGGAAATCAAAAAGATAAAAGGCGTAGAACATAGGTTATATGATAGCCATGAAGAGTTTTGTGCCTTTCAGGGCGCTTTAACGCCTAAAAGTGATTGGCGTGAGTCAAATGAGGGTGATTGGGTTTATACAGACGACCATCATGTAGTCCAAATACTTAAGGTATATTACATTACAGTGCCTAATTCTAAAGAAAAACGTAAGTGTGTGCGCACAATATGCGGTAGTTTTGTCTGTAAGCAGAAAAATGCGAAGATATTAGGCGAAAATGGCGTTGCAGAGAACATTTATACGTTTTCAGGCAATTATGATACAATCAGAAACACTCGTTCTACTAAATTATCTTCTAAAAAGCTATTATTTGCTAAATATGTAGCGGCGGGGATAGATATGGAAGAAGCTTACAGTCGTGTTTACCCAAAAGCCAACGATAAACAGTATATTAAAAACGCAGCAAACAAATTATTACAACAAGAAAAGGTATTAAAAATGGTAAAAGAAGAAATATCATTAATTTTGAAAGAAGAGGGTGTTACACCTGAATATATTATACAAAAATATAAAGATATAGCAGATGTTTCGGAAAGAGACCAAGATAGGCTTAGAAGTTTAGACGCTTTAGCTAAAATGTCTGGTTTATTTGAAACAGAGAAAAAACGTGAAGAATTAACTGTATGGGCTGGTTTTAGCCCTGAACAATTGGAGGCAATCAAGGGTGGCGAAACCAAAGTACTTGCACATAAAGAAAAAGAGTGATTTATCTGATAAGGTAGACCCTTGTCCTATATGCGAAAAAAATTTATATTACGATGATGAATGTAGTAAAAGGATAGGTGTTATTGAGCCAAATGGGGATATAGATTCATGGAAATGTCCATCATGTAAATCAGAGTTTGATTTAGAGGATAATATTTTGTATATTTATGGCAGCGAAACAGAAGGTGGTCTTGCATGATAGACAAAAAGATTTCATTAGGCTCTATACTTACAATAGCTTCAGTAGTTATTGGAGCGGCAGTTTCTTATGGTATTAATTCAAATAAAGTTGAAAATATTACAAGTGAACAAGCTAAAGTTGTAAAAAGAGTGGAATCTAGTGAAAAGAGTATAGTTAACTTAAAAGTTAGCGTTGCTAAGATAGAAACGCAGCTAGATAATAGATTTGATAGGCTTGAAGAGATATTAATGGATTTAGAATAATGATTATAGAAAACCCTAATAATGCTATAGTTTCTAAAAAGCAAAGCCCTGAACAATCTCTAGCCCATTTATTACCTAATGAGGGATATAGAGAGATAGGACTTTTACCATCATTATTGTTGTCTGTGCTAGGAAATATTTCTAGAAGTAAAAAGGACAAAGATATATATGATAGTGAAATGGATTCTATAAAAAAAATATTTAAACATAGATATAATGAAGATGTTTTATCTGATGAAAAGAAAACAAATTACACTGAAGATATTCTTACAAGCCTTATAAATAACTATATAGAGATACCTATTGGAGAGTCTGGGTATATTAATCCTATTTTTTCAAATCCAGATATTAGTTCTATACCAAATCAAAGTTTTGATACTTTAGGAGAGTTTGATGCTAATTTTATTGATTATAGGCCAACTCCTGTAGATTTTGGAATTAGTTATACATATAATTTAAAATGATAATATCTAAGTTTGTAATAAACGCTATAGCAACCAAACTAACTAAACATTTTAGTTTAGACAAAGTTATGTCTTATGTTTTTGATGATAATGAATTAGATGTAAAAATGAAGAAAGTAGAGAGACGCCTTAATTTATTAGAAAAAATGGCACATCTACCTGAAAATATTAAGTGTAAGTGCAATAAGGAGTAATAATGCCAAAATTTGGAAGTAGGTCAAGAAAAAACCTTGCAACATGTGATGAAGATTTACAAGATTTATTCAACGAAGTTATTAAACACGTTGATTGTTCTGTTATTGAAGGACATCGAAGTAAAGAAAGGCAAAACAAATTATATGAAGAAGGGAAAACTAAAGTACAATATCCAAATGGTCGTCATAATGCTAGTCCTAGTAGGGCTGCTGATGTTGTTCCCTATCCTATTGATTGGAATGATAGAGAGCGTTTCCACCTTTTTGCTGGATTTGTCCTGGGCATTGCTCAGTCTATGGAAATAAATATTCGCTGGGGAGGCGATTGGAACAAGAATTTTGAGGTAGATGACAATAATTTTGATGATTTCCCTCATTTTGAACTTATAGAGGATTTTTAGTGGCATCTACAGAACAATTAAAAGAATTAGCATCATATGTTTTTGATAAAGAAAAAATAGATAATATTGAAAAATTAGCCACAGATGTTGAAAAGTTTTTTTTAAGCGACTTTGACGCTAGATTTCCTAATACAAACTTAACTGACACAGATAAAGACGCATTAACTCATTTCTGGGGACAGACATTGTCTCAAAAAGAAGAAGGAACAGTTCCAACAATCTTGGCTGGGCTTTTTAATGAGTTGAGAGGGTTAAGAAGAGGATATACAGCAGAAAGTGTTATGGCTGACTTAATTAACAATATGAGTGCTGTTTTACCAGACTTTGGAGAAAAGCAACAACAAAGCTATGGAGATGTATTGTCAAAATTAATTGCTGACCCTAATTTAAAGGTTTCAGATGAAGAACTTCAGCAAATTATAGATTACGGGTTAAAATGGACAATGGACCCACCTGAAAGGCAGAAATACCAACCTAAATAATGGCTAACCTAAATCTTAATGGTAATGTGAGTAAAAATGAAGAAGCCCTTCATTTAGCATATAGTGATTTAATTACATTCGGAAAACTATTTAGTCCACAAGACTTTTTAGCGTCTGCAACTCCTGGTTTTCATAGAGAAGTAGGAGAATTGTTTTTAAACCCTAAAAAACAGCAATTAGCCCTTGTTTTACCTAGAGACCATGCAAAATCCACTTTAGCGGCCACTGCTATTATGCATAAGTTCTTATTTGCAACAAAAGAAGAGCCACAGTTTATAGC